TCTGGATCCGTCCAAGGGGAGCGACGCGAGAGTTTCTGACTGGCAAGCTCTGGTGCTTCATGGGCGCACCAGAGATGGTGTGGAGTATGTTGAGGCCGACTTGGCCCGCCGGCCTATTGTGGCCGCGCGAAGCCCTAACGGCACACCACTAAGCGAGGGCATGGTCGAAGCTGTTGTTGATCAGGTGAGGCAATTCAAGCCTCATGGCTTCGCCGTTGAGGCAAACCAATTTCAGCTTCTGTTGCGTATCCCATTCGAGACGGAAGCCCAGCGGCAGCAATGCGAACTACCACTTTGCTTGATCCAGAATCACGACCCAAAGGTGCTGCGAATCCGTCGACTTGGCCCCGCTCTGTCACAGGGAAGAATCCGCTTTCGCACTACGCCAGGAACGCGGTTACTCGTGGACCAGCTGCGCCAGTTCCCGACCGGTGCTTACGACGATGGGCCGGATGCTCTAGAGATGGCCCGCAGGCTCAGTGTAGAATTGTGGAATAAGGCCCATACGCCAGGCTCGAACTCAATCGTGTTGCGCGCCTAAAGGTGGCTAGATAGCACAGCTCCAGAACGGTACAGACCTGAAGGCCCTGAAGGAACGGCAGCGCACGTTGCGTGCTCAGCTGGAGATTGCTCGGCTAGAGCACGAAAAGAAGGTTCTGGAGGGGCTGATCGACGACAACAGCTACGAGCTGTGGTCGTCCTTGCGTCGTCAATCTGAGGACGGATTCTGGGTTCCTGTCGCTTCTTTCAGTGATCGGGCTCGTGGTCGTAACTATCCCTTCTGGCAGACTCCCTCTGAGCTGGCCGAGCTGCGGCAGAAGTCGCGCGTGGTGTGCGTGACGAATGCGCACGTTAAGGGCCTGCTCCGTAACCTGACCAATTACGTTATTGGCAAGGGCTTTAGCTATCAGGTTAGCTCGAAGGAGCTGTCGGACATAGACTCTGACTCGATTAAAAGCTGGATCACTCAGATTCAGGACGTGGTGGATCGCTTCCTGGAAGCAAATCATTGGAACTCTTCCTTTGGTGCACCCGATAGCCTGGTAGTCAATTCGAGCCGGGAGCGGGAATGCTTTCGTCGGCTGATTCGGGATGGTGAAGTTTTCTTGCGCTTTTTCTACCAGGACGACGGTACTACGCTGGTCCGATTTGTCGAACCGGAGCAGATTCAAGACCCGCCTGGCGCCACTTTGACTAGTGGCTGGTCCTTTGGAATACGTCACCAGACTAGCCCTTACGAAGATGTGGAAGTGCCCTTGGAGTACCACTTAGTCTACCTGGACTCGGCGCATGGTACGCAAGGGGAACTGGTGCCGGCTGACCAGATTCTCCATCTGAAGGGGCCAGACACAGACTCGACCGTTAAGCGTGGCTCGCCGGAGTTCAGCTGGGATACCTTAGATGCTTTCTTGCGAGCGAGCAAGTTGCAGAGGAATTTGTCACTTGGCGCGGCGATTCGGGCTGCGACGGCGGAAATCTGGCAGTACGCCTCCGGCACGCAAGCGCAGATTTCCGCGCTGGCTGCTAGCTTGAGTGAGTATTCAAGCGTTAATCCGCTCACTGGTAACACAGAGCGAGTGGAGCGAATCGCGCCAGGCACGATTCGTCGTATTCCTGCTGGTCAACAATTGGTGGGCCAGCCGCCCGATCAGACGATGTCGTACATTCAGGGCGTGCAGGCCGATTTACGCCAAGGCGCATCTAGCCTGTGTGCCCCCGAATATCTGGTGTCGGCGGACGCATCTAACGGCAATTACTCCAGTACTAAGGAGGCGTCGGCACCCTTCGTTAAGGCGAGTGAGAGTTGGCAAGAGTACCTAGTGGCAGCATTTGCACGTGCAGTCTGGAAAGCGATTAGTTGGGCCGCCCAGTGCGGGAAGTTGCCACGCGAGGCCCTGGCAAAGATCGACCTGCAGGTGAAGGGGCCAGCTGTACTGCATCGCAACGAGATCGAGAAGGCCCAGATTGACCAAATCCTAGTTGGAATCGGTGCCAAGGACAGGCAGACTGTGAGTGCCGAATGGGGTCTGGACCCTGAGTTGGTGCAAGCCAACAACGACTTGTGGAACCAGCGCAATACACCAGACGCGCCACCATTGGAATTGCCGACTGAGTAGCTATGGCCGGTCATTTGCAATCGTGGAAGCGAACGTTAGCTAGTGTCGATCGCTCTGTCTTGGCGATTGATCGAGCGATTGTGCGTGTTTGGCGTGGTCTTCGAGAATTGCTCGCCAATCCACGAGACTACATTTCCAATTACAGGCGTGCCCTGGAGCTCTTGAGTCAGATTCCCGCTCTCTTGGTGCAAGCTTTCGTTACGGAGTTTAAGCGGCTGTATAAGATCGGCTATTTGCGAGCGCGACAGTTGCTTTTACGCTCTTTGGCATTGCGTACTACTGAGAGTCGTAGTAGCTTACAGGAGCAGGGTAGTGTCAGTCTGCAAATTGGACCTCATCAAAAGCTCCAGATAGCTAACCTGGCGGCTGATTTACGCGGGGATCAACTAACGAAGACAAAAGCGATCGCTGTTTAAGCAGCTGCTATTTCAGCCACCGTCGGAACAAGACGTGTTGCGTGTATTGTCAAAGTGGATCAAGCCTTCCAATTGGCGCACTATTGGAGATTCTGTAAAGAAGCTGCCGCGAGATTTGGCTCACGAAATCGCCGCAGGACTGGCGAGCGGAAAGAGTCAGCAGGAAGTGGCTGAGTTAGTCCTGCCCTACCTTGAAAACAATCGTGTTCGTGCGCGGAGAGCGGCTCGCACCTTCGGAATGGCTGTAGTCGGCCAGGCGCAGTTAGATTCGTTTGAGTCAGTTGGCGACCTGGTAATCGGCTATCAGATTCACGCGACCCTTGACCAGAACACTAGGCCTGAGCACCGGCGCAGGAACGGAACGAAATATTACAAGCAGCCCAAGAGAGGACAAAAGGGGCTAGACGAGATGCCACGGCCGCCGCAAGAGGCTGACGGCTCAATCGCGTGGAATTGCCGTTGCTACCTGACTCCGATATTGGGGACATTGTGATATTGCGGATCATTGAGGCTCCAATCAAGTCAGCTGTTCCGCTTCAGGTGGACCGTGCTAACGGCGTGATCGAGGGAGTCAAGATTCTAGGCGCTTCCTCGGCGAATGGCCGCTATTACACGCCCGAGGCGATGCGGCGGGCTATTGATGCGGGCCTGTACGAGGACGTTAAGGTCTATCTGGATCATCCTTCTACTGGCGAGAAATTCCGGCCCGTCGAGCAGCTCTTTGGCAAGATCAGGAATGCCAGGCTTAGCGGAGATGCGATTGTTGGTGATCTGTACTTTGTGCGAGAGCATCCAGTCGCACCTCGGGTATGCGAGGATTGCGAGCGTGCCCTTGGGCTCTTTGGCCTGTCACACAATGCCGAAGCGGCACAGTGGGAAGTGCGCGACGGGGTGCAGGTGATTACGGAAATCGCCAAGGTCTACTCTGTGGATTTGGTGTCGGACCCGGCCACAAACTCTAGTTTATGGGAGGCGAGAAAGATAGCAAGAATTAAGTTTACAGAGCTACTCGATCGACTGTCTACGGACAGGAAGCTACCCAGGCAGGTGCGCCGTCGATTGTTGGAGGTAGACGGCGATATGCCGGCGGCTTCAGCCGAGCTGCCAGAGCCAGAGCCTGAAACTGACCCAATGGACGCGTTGAAGGATGGTTTCCGCGCTGCGATTATGGCCGCGGTCGATCAGGCTTTAGACGGCGACGAGGAGGCGCTAAAGCAAGTAGTGGAGCTGATCAAGACGCACCGCAAGGTCACGGCTGGCCAGGAGGAGCCGCCGGCGGCGGACGATCAGAGTACGAGCGATACTGGAGACGAGCCGACGGATGGGTCGGAGCAGAAGGAGTCGCGCAAGCGTCCTGCTGCTGGCCTGACTGAGGCCAGGGCGGCTGCCCTGGTCAAGATTGCTGGCGTTGAAGACCCTGATACGCTGGTTAGGGCCGTCGTTGGCCTAGAAGAGGAGCAAGCCTTGCGCGTGCTCGCTTGGGCCAAAGAGCGAACCTCCAATTCACGGCTTAGCGGGGCGCGCAGTCAAGGGGTGCGTGAGTCGGTTAGGCTGATTACCGACGGGAAAACACTAGCTGAGGCAATCCTGAATTAAGAAGGGAGAACCGATACGAGACGTTATTCTACCAGAGTGGTTTTCACGGGCAAGACTTCAGTACGAGAAGTTTGACGACTTCGACTGGTACATTTCGCCTCACTTCTGGACTTCGCTTGCTGCGGATACTGGCATATCTGCCCCAGCGGCCACGGATGCCAAGAATGGCGTCGTGTCGATGGCTACTGGGTCGACAGACAATAACGAGGTGATGGTCCGCAGCACGAATGAGGTCGCTTTATTCCAGGCTGATTGCACGCTAATCTTTGAGGCGAGGATCAAATTCGTCGAAGCCAACAGTGACGATGCGAACGTTGCCGTTGGCCTGGCCGATGCTGCCGGTGCGGACCTGTTGTCGGACAACGGCGGCGGTGACAATATCTCGAACAGTGGCGTTCTAATCTATAAGGTAGACGGCGAGACTACCTGGCGCTGTGCGTGCAAGAACGGCTCTACTGTCAAGCGCACCACCTCGACATTCACTGCGGGCGGCAGTAGCTACCAGACCTTGCGAATCATCGGTCGTCCAGTGGATGGGTCCAACTACGAGTTCACCTATTTCGTGGACGACACCCAATTGGTCGATAGCAACGGCTCCAAGATCAAACACACTTTGGGGTATGCGTCTGCAACCGAGATGCGCCTTGTGGCCGGCTATTTGAAAGCTGGTGGTGCCAATAGTGAAACCCTGTTGCTGGATTATTGCTCTTTTGTGGCTGGTCGAGTCTAATAACTGAAAAGGAGATCAGAGATACCAGGCACTCGATGCGTTAACTCACGCGAATTAAAGCGGCAATGCGAACTCCAGGGAACTGGGGTAGTTTGCCGGCACCTATCGGAAGCGCTTGATAATGGCCATCTACGGCCAGAGGATTTCAGCTTCCGTGATCTGGCCGAAGCCTTTCTCGGCGAGGAATGGGTTCGCAACCTACGTCCCAAGAGCGGGCGGTTGTATCGTCGCAACGAACTGCTAGAAGCTGGCGCGGTTCGCTATTCGGATTTCTCGCATATCACCGGCCAGATTCTGTTCAGCACAATTCGACAAGGCTATCAGGACGAGCAATTCGTCTTTACGCCAATTGTGCCAACCGTTCAGACTGATAACCAGGATATGGAAAAGGTCCCCGGTATTTCCGAGATCGGGGATGAAATGCTGGTTGTCAGTGAGGGCAACGACTATCCCACGGTCGGGGTCAGTGAAGACTATATCGAGGTCGCGGCCAAGCAAAAGCGCGGCATGAGGAT